AACTGAAGTGACCGAACCCACACCTGGAGTAAATCCTAAAGCAGTTGTAACATCGCTTGAAGTAAGTGTAACTGCGCCTGTTCTTGTATTAAAACTACTTACGCCACTTGTACTACCGTTAGATGCTAGTGTAATTCTACCATCTGCTCCCACTGTAATGTTTGCATTAGTATAAGAACCTGGAGTGACTGCTGTATTTGAAATGGTCGTTGCAAAACTTCCTGTTCCACTACCGGTTACATCACCTGTTAAAGTAATTGTTTGATCACCTGTATTCGTACCACTCAAGTTCGTGCCGGCGATTGTTCCTGTTGAATTGATTTGAGTAGGTGTAATCGCACCTAACCCAATAGAAAGTACACCACTTGTTGTGATGGGTGATCCTGAAACTGTAACACCTTGGTTGCCTGTTGCCGCGATTGCTGTTACAGTACCGGAACCTCCACCACCTCCACCTGTTGGGAAATTAGGTGTAGCATTTAATATGCTTTGCCCATTAATCATTATTGAAGCCCATAAAATGCTACTGAAATTGTTATTGCTGCTGGTGCAAAAATTGTAAATAATGTCATTTCTTCTACCAAGTATCTGGTAGTGGGATTTAATTCGTCGCCACTACCGTCTGCCACGGGAGAGCCATTGGCCACTCCACCATTAAAATTGACAAAGAAGTGACCAGTCGATGAAAATGCAACTATATTTGCGCCGACTGGAACTGATACTATTTTTACATCTGTTGGGTTGAAAGTATACACATTTACATACTTCGATGGGTTTAATTGCATCGATCTCTGTGTTTGTACATCATATTGGGTAATTGGTACCATATAACTCCTTATAGAGTATTATTTATCTATGTTTTGCTTTGATCATCTTTTCGAAGTAGTCCCGGCCCAATGCCCGAACTATAGCTGCTGGAATAACAAATTCACCATTTGATAATTTTGCTGGAATAGAATCACTTGTTCCTGTGCCGGGGCCACTTATATACCCACCTTTAGCATCTTCCTCTACGCGACCTATGTCGAAAGGAGTTCCACCGCCACCGCCACCGCCACCACCTTCTCCCTCGGCCATTTTCATGTTGTGGTGCAAAATAAATCCATCGGCAGTTTCACCGGCCCAAAAACATTTATTACCTACTGTAATGTGCTGAACTTGAATAAATCCGATACTTATGACTTCTACAATCTTAGACCATCTATTTCGTATTTTACCGTTAGTAGTTTTGCGTGTTGCTACTTTTTCACCCATAAGTTCGTGGGGATTTTTTAATCCATTCTTTGTTGGAATAGGAGCACTTCCGGAACAAATAAGTGATACTCCATTCTTTGTTACAATTCTAAAGCCTGGTTGTGTTTTCTCTTGTGAATAACTTACAATACCTGTTCCTGGTTTAAGTGTTCTTTCATCCGCAAGTATCATAGAATTACCTACTTCTATACTGCCTGCTAAATTACCTTCTGGTAAGAAAGATGCTATATGAACACACCCTGCACCACCACCACCTGTGTCCCATTCTGATGGTGCTTCTGCTGTGGAAGGATCACCATTGTCATTACCGCCATTATAACCATCACTACGACCACCTTGACCATCTCCACCCTGGTCAGTTGTTGTTGGAAAGTAACTATTAGGTTGAGATGGGCCGTTAAAGTTTGCTTCACCTTCTTGTGGAATATTAGTATTTGCTCTGTTCCATGTCTTATATGCATTGTTACCAGCGTTGATAAGATTATACGGATTAGGATTGCCTAAAGCGGATAGAATACTTAATCCAGTTCTTGTATAATCCCACACAGAATTTGTATCTGTAGTGTATGGATTTAGGTTACCTGCTGTTACACTTCCATTATTGTCGTTGCCGGGTGTTGGAACAAAATTAGTTGAAGTGTCTCCATAACTACCGTTACCGAATGATCCGTTGTTATCACCATTTCCGGAGTTGCCAGAACCATTACCATTACCTGTATTACCTGTATTACCTGTATTTCCACCATAGGTTCCACTAGGGATCCATGTACTTCCAGTGTTTCCGTTACCATTTCCCGGGCCAGTATAAACACCACCTCCTCCACCTCCAGTAGTTACATGCCCGGGGCCTACTACACCTGTATTAGGGTTAGTCGTACCAGTTCCTTGACCTGGAGTCAATGCTGAAAACGGTTGCTGTGTTGATAACCACGATTGATACTGTGGAGCCAATGTATTGAAACCCGGGATATTCTGAGGTGTCGGTGTAATATTAAATAATCCTTTAGGAGGATTATAAACACCCGGTTGACCTTGTGGAGTGTTTTGAAAACCGTTGTTTTGTGCGTTCTGGAACGCCGGTGTATTATAACCCGAATTACCTCCGATGTTCTGTCCAATCGGTTGTGTATTATTAGGATTCATCATCCCACCAATGTTTGGATTACTCCCAGGATTTTGTGCGTAGTTTTGATTATTACCACCCGAAGTTCCGCTATACATTATAGGATTACCGTTCTGGTCTACATATGTTTCTCTAGGAACTTGTGGGTCGCCAGTTTGGTGATACGGTGCTGGGCGCTGTATCTGTTCTTGTGACAGGATCGGCGCATCCGATCCTGTATTAGATACTTGAACTGTATCCGGATTTATTACACCGGTTGGTTGTGGAACACCATAATTCAGCCCCAAAATTGTTTTTAACATATCCATATTATTGTCCTTGTGATCCGTTAGTTATATCACCCAAATGACCTTCTTTAGCTGCTTGTAATGTCACATCAATCATGTGTTGTTGATGGTTCATTTTTGTTTTTACCATATCTGCATCTATCTTATCGCGAGTATCATTCATTGCGTGATAGGCTCTAGCACTAGCAACTCTAATATCACCTTCAGTCTTAGCATGAATAACAGCAATTTGGCCTTCGTGGTCAATTTGTTTTGTCACTTTTTCAATAGTTAACTGATGATTCTGCGCTTGTAATGCTTGTAACTCTTGAGTCATTTGTTGAATTAGTTGTGACTGTTGTTGAATTGCTGCTTGTGCTTGTGGTGGTAAAGGGTCTGTTTCATTCTTATCGTCAATCAATCCTGGAGACTTCATCATCAATACTTTCTTCAACCTATCTTGAATAACTCCTGCCTTGTCGAAATCCATTTCACCCACTAAAATATCTTGGATGAAAGGCATCACTGCTGGATCACTTCCAACTAATTTGATAATTTGTTCTAATGCTTGTGATTTACGAGTAGCATAGGCTGGGCCCGCCGAAACTGCAACACCATATTCACCCATATCCATTTGATGAATCTTTTGTTGGCCATTCTCGACAAATATTTGGTTGATCTTAACAATTTCTTCCTCTGAATCTGCACCTATAATTCGTACTGTTCGTGGTGTATCATATATTTTAGGGATCAATTTGATGCATAGATATCCTAATCGTTGAATTGCTCGCTGTAAAGCATCACTAAAGTGGTAGTTACTATTTTGCCCTTGTTGTGCAAGTGTCTTAATAGCTATCCCACTCTGATCATTCGCGGTTGCACCTAAACCTGCATCATAAACACCTATCGTTGCTTTAAGATCATTCTCAAATTTTACAGCAGCCTGTAACAAATCACCAATCTGTCCTGTTTGATCCGCTCTTGTTGGTGGTGCTAACGGTCTTTGTGGATTGTCTGGATCGACAGAATTATATGGGAGCATAGACCAGTTCTCTGTATTGGCAGTCTTCCATTGATTCTCGTAGCCCTTAACACTCTTGATGTCAACTATCCACGGAGATTTATTTGATGAACCTATTCGTCGTACAGTTGAACTTGCCATATAATTAAGCATCTTTTGGCTATCTTTCGCATTATGGATTAATCCACGAATATCTCTTTCACCGTCTACTATCAAAGTAGGGCCATAGATAGAAACGAAAGGGAAATCTTCCGAAGCCCAATCACCCATATCTAAGATTTCTACTCCATTGAATATCGCCCATTTAATTTTTGTGGAGATAATATTTCTTTTTCTCAGTACTGCCTTCTGTGCTAGAGTGCCGTCAGGTAATGTCTTACTAGGAAATGGTGACCTAGCATCATCACTTTCGGCTTCACTTTCGTTAGGATCATACCATCCCATGTTGTCTACTGTCGTACCATCTTCTAACAGATACTCTATAGATTCTATTTCTTCCTTGTACCAATATTTAACTACACGAATACCGTCACCACCTACCCACTTAGAAACGGTTGCGCCCGTCACTTCTAAATCAATAGAAGCCATTTCACTATTTGGAAATAATCTTTTATATGCATCTACTGAGTAATCATCGAACTCGAACCAGCAACTTGCATCGCTACTATCGGGTTCTGTTGCATCGCCATCGGGTATAATCTTGAAAGGATCATGTGGGCTTGTAATTAGGATTTCTTGGTTGTGCCCTATACCATTTACATATTTTGTTTCTAATTTGAGAAATCCAAAGCCGGGAACCATTGCACCACTTTCTCCAGCAGCATGGATATATGCAGTCTGTGCATAAGATTTTCTTTCTATGTCTCGAATTAGTCCAGCAAAAATCTGTGCAGTTTCATCACTACCAACTTCGTCTGTGGGATATACATTGATAGAAATTTGTTGTTGGCGAAGTTCATTTTCGACCTGTTTAACAAACTGTGGTAACCTATTAACAGTAATATTAGGCTCTTTACGAATACTGCCAACTCGTTGTAGGTCTGTCGTCCACTGGTCTCCACGGTAGAAACGCAAGTCGTCCATCGCATTCTTTCGAATCTTGCTCCACGAGTCCATAGATTTATTGAAACGCTCTTTACCTGTTTCTAGAATATCTTCTAGTTGGTCCTTAAGAGTATCTTCATCTGGCTCTGTAGTTTTACTACTTGTTTTGATTGATTGGGAGTTTGACATCTTCATATCACTAGATTTTCTAGCCTTAACAGAAGATGTTGGGAATTTTGTGGGTTTCATTTCGTTAGCCTATAATAGAAAGAGTCCTAAGATACTCTATACTTGTTAGTTTAACGTTTATTTATCTCTGGTATATTATGTAAACATCCAGCTATCAGGTCCACGAAAGTCATGTACATTTAGATCCAATGGTTGTTCTTTAGCAATACACTCGGCTTCTGTTTGAAGGATCTTATCGCGTGTGTGAATACCATATCTCCAAGCATCCATTATGTGATCATTCTTTTTAACAATTGTTCCTTTCTTATCTCTACGATAACCTCGAAACTCTTTTAGAAGCGATTGACAAGTGCTGAATACCTTTAGTCTACCTGCACACAATAATTCTAGAACTTCATAAAGGCCACTTTCTACAGCCTTATCGGCATTCTGTATGTGTAATCCTAAATCATTATATGTTGCATATAAGTTTTCACCATCATTAGCTGAACGGCCACGAGCCGCAGTATCGATTGCTCCTCTAATCCACTTACCACGAGCGTGAATGCCTTGTGCGTGACTGGATGGTAGGCCTTCTATTTGGAATAATTCACTGTAAGTATAGAGAGTGCCACTGTCTCTATCATAGGCTAACCATACTGCTGCGGTGTTTCTGCCCACGTCGAAACCGTAACAACGAGGCCAATGTTTTGGAATCTCGAAAGGTTCTACTACGAAAGTTGATTCTTCTACAGGATAGATAGCGCCTTCCTCTAAGGTAGGTAGACCATATCTTCGTGCTGTTCTTTGATAGGGTGGATAGGCTGCTAAGATTTGATTGATACGCTCTTGTGATAGATGTTTTACATCATCCATACCCGCACCAGTAACCCACTTACCATCACCCATCTCACCTGTTTGTGTTACATCACCTCCTGGAAACCAATTATTGATAACATCACTTGCGCCTTTTAGGGGTGTAAAAGTGAGTATCAATATGTTGTTACCTGTTGTTGTTCGCATTAGGCATTCACGATAGACTTCTACAGGCGGCTCTTCATCTAGGAAGACTGAAACAGCAGTACCTTGAAAGGTCTCCCATCCTTGCTCATAAGATTTGAAAGTGATAGAACTATATGTTCCATTTACATGTTTAATACGCACAGAACCGATACTCGTCCTTTCTTTCTTTGCGTCTTTAAGTGATCCGAAATCTATACAGTCTCTAGGAATCAATCCTGTTCCGAATTGACCTACCTTGCCTAATAAGAGTGGTTGAAGGATATCGATGACTGTATCTCCCGAAACCCCAACACACCACCAGTCATTACATGTAGTAAACCTTTTACCGCTCCAAAACTCCGGATATAATCCTGTTACGTGATACATTACCTCTAAAGCACCCGCTAAAGTCTTACCAATACGATTACCAGCGCGGAACATTCTTTGGATATGATCCTTACCTTTCTCCCAAAACTCGCAGTGTTGTGGATAGTTATGGTAGGAATAGATAGTATCTACACCCTCGAATATCTTGTGAGTTGCTGGAAATTCTCCATCGACAAGTTTAATATCTTTTTCAGGATATAGATACTTGTATAAATTACCACTGTTTATATATTCTAACTGGCTTTCTATTTGTGATAGAAACTGTAATTCATCATCTGTGACTGTTAGCATCTACTACCTTTTTATTTTTATTATAACGATTTCTCTATCGAAAGTCAAATAGGTAAAATCTATTATCCCATCATTGTCTGTCGTTGTGACGAATCATCGTTAGATATTCGTTAAAAAATCGTGTTGTCTGCCAATAATCACTGATACTCAAACCATATTGTTCACACACGATTTTTATTAAAACATTATCATTAACTTTTGAGTGATACTCTGCTGCGAAAAAGTGGGCTTCTTTTAATGTTAAACGCACTTCTTTGAAACATTCTACTTGATTTTGCACTAATTTAAACTCATGTTTTGAGTCGAATAAGTTATCCATAAAAATCCCAGGGTATACAAGTTAGCAGTGACATCACTTTAGGTTGCTAGATTCTACAAAAAACGGCGAATTTAGACGATTACTCTTTGTCTTTTACATCGGGCTTAGATGATAGAACTAATCGAGTGAGTAAATTGTTTCGATAAGCCTCTAGTTCTTCCTTAGACAATTCAGATATGGTAGAAACTTCTATTTCTGCTCGTTGTTCTTGCAAAATTCTACGAGACATATTTTCAGTGAATGTTAGAAATTCTTTCACATTTTTATCCATTTTCGAATCGTTGAAAAGCTTAACCTGGGTTTCTGCAAGCATTTCGACATAAGGCATACCTAACTTAGCTTCTAAGGCCTTTCGTAATTCTCCACAAGCAATTCTATGCTGATCTTTTTTGGCACCGGCGTTTAATCTAGCACCACCATTATTACTATGTGGGCCATTTGGTGTTATAGCCATAATACTACTCCTTTTTAAATAATATAATATTTATCTCGTAAAAAAGCCTATCGTACAGTTAAGTAAAATAGGCTCGTTTGATTGGGAGAAATCAAGCAACAAAAGTAATGTACCCTCGTTATATCTATTTATCAATCATAAATTGTATCACTCTCGAGGCCTGGGTCTCTACCTTCCTCTTTACATTTTGTGAGGTAGGCTTCTATTTGGGCTGCTAAGATTTGTTTCTCTATATCAGCCCGTTTCAATAATTCTAAAATATCATCTGTTGTCATCATTTTATTTATTAGTTTTCTGTTTTGAAACTGTTGTTGAATATACTTTTGTATTAAGACTTCTAGTGTGTACTATAGCAAAACAAAGCAAATCAGTTAAGTTGTGGTAGAGGAGACTATCTCTTTCAATTAGTTACTATCTCGAGAAAGAGATAGTCTCCCAAAAACCGGTGTTTTTGATATCAGCAAGTGCTAAGGTATACTATGTTACTAACTATACTATCTTTTTTAATTAAACATAATATAGTAATATAGTAATATATAGTGCTATACAACCTACCTACTAAGTTAGTCACTTAGTAACTTATCCCCTTAACACTACCTACACGCCCACTTTTCAGGTAGACTATACTTTTTAATTTCTGTCTTAGACATATTTCCCCCTCTTTTTCACCGCATTTTCTATGTCTTTTTTGATGTCCTCTATGCCCTTGCAGTAGTCTATAAGCCCACCAGACTCAACTTTTTCTACCTCATTATACTTGAAATTTACCCCAAACCGCTTTAATTTCTTGTTATATAAGTATCCTTTTGCCTTCAACCATGCTGCTGCTTCATTAGCATTTGCCTTATTTGGGTTCAATATTCCCGCTCTATTACAAATAATAGTAGCACCCAACCACTCAACATCACTATCTTTATCATTACACAACTCAGATTCTACTAAAACATATTCTAATTTTTGTATTATTGGACTAATTGTCATAATATCTTCCTGTTCTTTAGTTAAATCAACTCGTTCAGATGGGCTTAAATACCAACCCCACTCCCCACTCTTCACACTATCTGCCCTTGTATCCATTAAAGGAAGCAATCTATTATACATATCTAACATTTCAGCCCAAAATTGCTCAAGATCTATTTTAACATTCGGAAAACTAACATCTGTTAATGGCCAGTATCTTCTATTTTCATCATCATCTAAGATAGCAAATTTATTACTTGTTCCAAAAAATACTGTTCGACGAGAATACACATTAGCTTTTTTAGCATACGGTGGTCGCAGTGTATCTTTCTTTTCAGTTAAAAAAGCCTTTAGTGCTTCTTGGTCTGCCTTTCTAAAAGTAGTTCCCATTTCACCTAACTCACTCACTACTCCACCCAATGCTTTTAATAGAGTATCTTTATTATGTGGGTCTATAGAGCAACCTGTAATCACCCAACTATGATACTTTCGTGGAAATAAATTTTCTGCAAATGAAGTTTTCGCCGCACCTTGCCCACCCAATAAAGTTAAAACTCCTTCAGCACCAAAACGATAATCTTCTCTAAATGCGGCAGCGACAATACTCAAAGCCCACTTTCGCATATATAATTCTTTTTTATCTGTATCTGTAGTAGTTTCTATCAAATTATAATAATTCTGTAATCGACTTATTCCATCCCATTTTATTTTAGTAATCCACTCACAAAAAGGATGATATGTATTCTCATTCGCGACCATATCAATTTGCTGGGCAACTCGCGAATATGGTAATGAGGCTTGGATTGCTAAATCCTCCAAATAAGTTAATTGTGCATTCGCAGCAGTATCACAGTGAAACTTTTTCTGAGGGATTATTATTTCTTGTTCTTTTGACATTTCGTTATATCGAATACTAATGTTATAATAATCCAACATTGCTTTAAAATTCTCATTTGTACCTAACGGAACTCCTTTATCATTTTTATCCGGGAAATCAATAAAATATTTAATTTCTCTATTAACACTATCGATTTGTGCTTGTAATTTCGCTATCTCTTGTTGTTTTGTCAATTTAATCTTGGTCATGTAAATCCTTTATTGCTTTCACTAATTGTTTTTGTAAATATTCTTTTTTATTCTTTAATTTTTCTAAGGCCGGTAATGCATTTAATTGTGCGATCCACTCATTATATGGTAAGTGATTATTTGGCGAGTGGTTAATTCGTTGTGCCCAACCAATCAAACTATCGATTTCTTCATTGACTACTGTAAATTGTGCCCTAGGATGTGCTACACTAATATATTTTTCTAAAATAATTCTTTTAAAATAAACCCAATCACAATTTATTCCAAATTTACTATAATAACTCGCAACAGCTGATTTAACATTTTCATGCGCACCTGCAGCAGTAATTCCATCTACAAATTTCATAAATGGTTCATCCTTATGTGATTCATTACCATTAATATTATAGTTTTTCGTAATTGGATTTATAGCACTAATAGCCGGCACATTAATTTTAATTGTACGAAACTCTTTTTTATATAACCTAACACGCTCTTTAACAACTTCTAAATCTGCCAATAACCCGATTTGTTTTGGTTTGCTAGTATAGATTGGTTGCACGGTTTTAAAAACACTTGGATCGAATTGTAAATTATGAGTCTGCCATAATTTTAATTCATCATTTGTTACTCCTTCTTCTAGTAATATCCAAAAATGCAACTTAGCAGTTTTCCAACCTTCTAATCCTGCTCTATTACTAAATTGCGCAACATAATCTACATTGTGAAATTCTACCGGGAATTTGCTAAACATTACAAATTCAGCTATTTCGTCTTCTAAAATATCATCTGGTAAAGGGCAATCATCAATATCCAAACATACCCAATTAATTGCACCATCACTAAACGGTGCATCATCACCCAGCGCCCGTCGCGTAACCTGTTCCATATAATCTTTTGCAGCAATTGCCCTCATTATTGCCCTCGTATCACATTCATTTAACACTTGCAATAATCTGTGAAACTCTTCTATTTTTTCGAAACTGTAATTCACACAATTTATATGGAAGTTCTTTTGGTAACTACTAACCCATAGACCACCAGCAGGCCAATAAATTGCATCTTCGAATTCTTCGTCGCTTATTTTCTTATATAATCCATTCTTGCTTTCTATAATAGGTACTATATATGTCATAATTTCGATTTCCTTAAATTACATCCAATACATGTCAATTGATACCTTGCTATCTCATCATGAAACTCTATCCATTCATTTTTTAAAATAGTATCGAATCCATCACCTCCTCCACGAACAGGATAAAATATTATTTTATTAAGATAGTCATCGGTTAGCCAAAATGCAGCAATGTGCCGAAATTCAAATTCACCACAGTGATCTAAGTGACATGATTTTACAGTTATTTCACACCCACATATTTTGCAGCAATTATCATCACTTAATAATATATCTTTAAGGTTATCTTGTTTAAAATCATCTTTCAAGCATCTTCTCATATATTTTATACATTTAGCCCTTTTTATCTCGTTGATATCTCTGTCCGGCACCGCTTTTAATGTACTACCTATTCCAACAATATCGGTTTCTATATTTCCATTTCTAATATATTTGCAAACGAAATTATTATGTGTAAAAATAGGATTTTTCTTTATAGTCACTTCAGTAAAAATTGTTGAACTGTGACTGCGGTGATGTGCATTAATTACTTTCTCAAAATAAGAAAGATTTTCAGCAGATAAGGTATTATTCTCATGTTTTGAGTTTAATAATAATTTTAATTCTGAGCATCTGCGTGTAAAATTATGCGTATTAAATAATTCTATCATTTCATCCTTCTTCGTAATATGCTTTTCTAGCATAATATGCTTCATCATATATTATTTTATTATTAATATCGTTCTCAAAAAAATCAAAATATGTTTCAAATATTCTATTAAGTTTTTTCATCTCCCAACCTCTACTTTTGCAGTAAATATTCATCTCTTCGTCTGTTATATCCCAATAGCTTTCTTTTAATAATTTTCTTTCTAATATCATTTGGTTATAAGTAACCCAAATAAGTTTTGTAATAATCACTTAAAACTCCTGTGTGTTAAACTGTTAATTGATTTTGTTATTTCTTCTACTTTTTTACGATAGATAATTGCGTTTATATTATTATTTTGTTGTATTGCTAAACTTCTTAATGCTATATAAGCATCTTTTCGTCCTTCCAATAAACAAATTTTATGTTGTGCTTCGTCTCTTGTCATTTCTTTCTCCTTAAAAAAACAAAAACCCCCAAACTGCAACTCCGGTCAAGGAACAGTAAGGGGGTTTTGCCGAGTTATTAAACTCTAAAATCTTTATAAACAACTTTGACCGGTTTGTCTATATTTCTATGTTACACTACTACTTATCGAATAGCAAGTATTTCACCGATGAAACACACCAAAAAAAGAGTCACTTTATTCTATTTCTTCTTGCTAACATTTCTTTCATTGCCGGTGATATAAATTTCTCATGCGGTTTCTCGAAACTGTATAACACTCGCTCACTAAGTGGGTCGTTATCGACTTTAATTCGCATCTTTTCGGCTAATTTAGCAGCCTCCTTGAGTTTCGTAGTAGTAAGTATAGCTTTCGTTCTAGCCTCGATAAATTCGCCAGGATTTGCATAATTTCTTCCATTCCACGCTTCATCATCACCCGCTCGCATATTTTGTAAAGGGTGACCTTCCATGCGAAATTTATTGATCCAGTAATCTTCGAAGTTCTCTGTGCCTTCACCACACTCTTGCACGATTTGCATAGACCACTCACGGCAGAGTTTATCTAAGGCGGATGCATAATAATATTTGTCCTCATCGAAAGGTTTATAGTGTTTCGCACCTAATCTATGTTCTAGCATTCGTCTGTGAGGATCGATCGTGCGCCCAACATAAAAAATTGTATTATCAGCAACTTCCTTTAAACAGTAAATAAAATCACTCATCATCTATCCCTAAAACTTTAAAAAATTTACCGTGTGATTGACACTGTAAAAATAAAGGGTGCCAATAAACTTCTAAGGTAGTTAATCCTTCTAGTTCTGGGTGGTTTTGCTTCATCTGACATATTTTGTTTCGATACTTTTTAACTGCTTCTTCATCTGACATTTCAAGGTCGCGTACGATTTTGTTTCTAGATACATAAAGATCCCCTGCTGTGCTGCATTTTAAATAAAGTGGGCTTGTGAAGACCTCCATCATCGTTTGGCCTTCAGTCGCTTCACGATTTTTTCTAATAACTGCGCGTACTTTAAGGTATTCATAATTGGTAAATTTGTTATTATTATTGAGAAGACAGGTCACTCTTTCGTTATGTTCTGCTAAAATCTCTAAATCTTGCTTTTCTTTTGCTTTTCTATTAAGCAATATTGCTGCATTTTCAGTTTCTCTCCTTGCAGCCCTTTCAGACTTAGTTAAAGTAAACGGATTAGCGGGTACATAAGCAACGACAGGATAGACAAAATCTTTAGGAAATCTCTTTACTATAGAGTCCACATCTACCATTTCTATATATTTTTTAAATTCGTCGATAGGTAATTGCTCTATATCTAAAGCTTTCATCATCATAACAGCTTCCGACCAAATTTCGTAAGTTTGTATCTCAGTGAGTGGGTTATTTGACATTCTTTTACCTTTATTGTATAGTAGTATTTATCAGTTTCGACGCCTTTTGGTGTGTTTGACCCCGAAAAGCGTCTTTTGTGATAAGTATAGTATATAGGAGAAATTTATATGGTTCAAGTAATTTTAGCAACGGAAGAAGATTTAGTAGTGGCAAGATTGAAAGGCAATAGATTAGCACTCGGTGACCCAGCACTATGGTTTTTGGTGACAAATGCAGTATTAAAGCAAGCTAACTACCCGAAACCATCAGATGCTATGATAGAAGAATTAAAACGACAATTTAGGATGAAATAATGAAAAAAATACTTAATGATTTATTTACTGGAATAGATGGTAAAACCCACGATATTTCTCGGTGGTTGTGGATTTTAGGTATTTTAGCATTCATATCTTTCGCAGGTTTTGAAGTGTACAAGAGCGGTCATTTCGATTTAGTAAATTTTGGGATGGCTTATAGCACTTTATTAGCCGGTGGCGCATTTGGTGTTAAAGTGAAAGAATCACAAGAACCACCAAAGGAAGACTCGAATAGCTAATACAAACCAATCTATACTACCTTCGTACCGTGTGAGGGTGATGTATGAAAAAGATTAAAATAAAGGAAACAGAATGACCAAAGATGAATTATACGAAGAATTAAAGAATAGAATAAACGATATTTCGGCAGAAGAAGCAGTTTATCGTAAAGAATTAGAAACCCCTTACTTGGAATTTATAAAACCATTCGAGGATGCGTTTGATGAAGCTACTGCACCGCAAAGAGAAGTAGCTATAGAACAACTACAACCGATGAAAGACGCTATTGATAAAAGAATCAATGAGTGGAAAGCGCAAATGGGTCGTAAAATAGATACTTCAATGAGGAAATTTTCAAAAGTGCAGAAAGTGGCTCAAGCAAGATTCGATAGAGATACTATAGAGGCTTCAGCCATTATGGAAGCAGCTATTAAAGAAGAGAAAGATAAACTCGAAGCAGCGTGGAAAGTAGTTGCTGATAAGAATGATCTTATTATTAAGGAATTACAAGCAGAATATGAAGCAAAATGTTTAGAATTAGATAATGAAGAAGATAACTAATTAGAAGACATTTACTTTGGCTTCAAATTTTCCTATCGCATACGACGGTGTTGCAATGATCGTAACCACATTGTGGAAGAATGGTTACACTGATTACCTCCTTAGGTACCGTTGTTGGCGGCAACAACATTAAGCCTTATTACTTAATTGTAGTAGGGCTTTTTATTTTGTTATTTGATATAGTTAAATGCTTTAACAAATACTTTTATTGCAACAAGTTCAGTCAATATAGCAAACCCATAATACCCTACAGCACCCATAAAAGGGCCATAATATAAAGGTCCAAATATTATACTACAGTTAGCAATTGTATAGAGTACGGCCAATAACATTAAGATGTAGGCAAATACTATTTTGGCAATTTTCATTTCATCTTCCTTCCAATTACTACCATAGTTTATATAGTAACCACAAACAAAAGATTGTTGGTAAGTGAATTAAAACTATGTAGGCTAAAAAGATAGCAGCAATACATGCTACTGGTACAAATAATAATATTCCTAAAGTTGCTAACATTTCATTATCGCCCATATTAAACACCATGTGACATACGATTATAAATCTCATCAACAATATGATTTGATTTGACTTTTACACTTTCGACTCCGGCTAATATTCCGGCAATCATATCGATAACACCATCCTCGTAAGTATATGAATCTTTACTGCCAAGTGGGAATGATGCGACAAAACCTGCGTGGGTCACAGACCCCTTAGTTAGTGCAACCATGTTACGCAAGGCGTCAGCACACTCATCAGGACAATTATAGCCTGAGTTCCAACCTAAACCTTTACATATTGTAATTGCACCAGCAAGGTAGAGTTTGTATGCTTGCAGTGTTGAAACTTTGGGATTGACTTTTAATAAATCAATTTCCACTTTACGATTTTTTGCTTGGCCCATTTTCTTCTTTCATTTATGACTTAGCGTGTTGCTTTGTCTATGTAGTAATTATACTGCTATTATTGGATCCTGTCAATAGGTTTAATAAACTCTAGCCTCTAGCCTCTAGCATCTAGTCTATAATTAAACCCTAGTATGCTATCAGCATATGCACGAGCCCCGAAATACATGCGTAAGTTTTTATTTAACTTGTATTGCACATTATGCTTAATACAATATGCAGTTATATCCGCGTCATCCATATAATTTTTCTGTTCCACTTTATCTAGTTTGTAAAAAGTACCTTTTACTAAAGCCCACTCTAGATAACGAATGCCTTCCGCATCCATTGTTGTATTATGTGCATTAACCCAAAACTCAATTTTGCCTGAGTGGTAAGTGTATGTATTATAATCGCTTACACCTGTACTACCATATGCTTTTACTTGCCGGCCAAAACGCAAGTGGGTGTGGGGTAAATTATGTTTCTCCACAAGTTCTGTTATACGCACAATCATCGTATCTAGAAAGTTTTGTTCTATTGCATCGTGTGGTTTAAATTTAGCATGACATACTGTAAGTGTTTTCATTCTATTCTTTCTTTGTCTATGCGTTAGTGCATGTATATAACTATAAAGCACTCTTAGAGATGTGTCAAACGGATTTAACATCAAATTTGACTTTTGTAGTGCGAGATTTTATCATTGAAACGACTTACAGGAAATTAAGAATGATTACAATAATAAACGGTGACATGATAGAACAAGAAAGTCTTATAAAGGATGATAGTATAGATTTAATATTAACTGACCCACCATATAATATATCCGAAAACGGCGCAAAACCCGTGTGGATTAATAAGGAAACCGGTAAAGACAAAAATTCTATACATAGTCAAAAATTTTCGGAATCATTTTCCGAAAACTGGGATGCCATAACACACGACGAATTTTTGTCTCAGATGGATCAATGGGCTAATATTTGGTTTAATAAGTTGAAAAAGGGCGGAAGTTTTGCAGTTTTTATTTCAGATCAATATATAAGTTATCTTTGGAAGATTATGGAAAATGCAGGATTTGAACCAAAAAGAATATGGACTTGGAAAAAACCGGCCGCAGTACCGTTTAATAGAAGCGTAAATCCGGTTAGCGGGTGTGAATATATATTATGGGGTATAAAACCGGGAGGAAAAAGAACATTTAATAGTGACACATCGTTAAATTCTCGAATAGATAAGTTTAGTATGGCCGATAAAATTTCAAGTATTATATATAAACATACACGGGAGGATTTAGGAGTTAAAACTTTAGAAACTATTTTCGAAGAGGCGTTAACAGAAGCCAAGGAAGTGTATGCTTCACGAAAAACTACAGGTGATATTATTCATGCTGTAGTACCTAATACAATAACATATAGTGGCGGGCTGGGTAATAGAATCCACCCAACAGAAAAACCTGTAGTAGTTTTAGAATATTTTATAGAATTACTCAGTAATAAAGGTGATATTGTATTAGATACTTTTGCCGGTAGTGGATCGTGTGGTGTTGCGTGTAATACTTTAGATAGAAATTGTGTATTGATAGAACGGGATAAGAAAATGTTTACTTCGATGGAAGAAAGATTATTTCCAGAAAATTTACAATTATTCAATATTAACTCGGAAATAATCTCACAGCATTAACCTAAAACTCAATTTTACCTGATTTGTAAGTGTATGTATTATAATCGCTTACACTTATACACATAATACTATAAGAGCATTTTGTTGTCAACAGATTTTATGGATTTTATGGATTTGTTGGTAGCGTGGCGTGGTTATATGTTACTACTAAATTTCCATCTTTGTCGAATACTTGTACGAAATAAGCACCTTCACCGTATATAATTGCTCTTCCTGAACTATCTAAAGTAATAATAGACTCTCTTACTACAGATAGACTAAAATCACTGAAAGAATCTTTAAACACTGAAGTATCAGCGGCACTAAACATCTTAATAGTGCCGCCTGCATATGGATTATTATCAACATCTACCCATTGAGATTGTAGTGCTGGGGTCATTATGAAAGGATCTAAGTAAGGGGTTACTATAGTGACCATTACACGACTCCCACGATAACAACATTACCGCTCGCCCACCCAACATTATCAATAACCGAAACAATAGTGCCCGCACTATCCTTCACAACAAGTCTATAAAATCCCACGCCATAAAAATCTTGTTTACCATTTTCATCTAAAGAAATAGGGTTTGTTAAAGCTACATGCATGGCTGCAGAAGTCCATACAGTCTTTGGAATAGAAGTCCCGGCAAGACATGTGTCAATGTAGCCAAAAGCTAAAGGTTTGCCGTTATTATCTAGCCAGGCAGTTTGTTGTGAAGGTAAAATTGCTGACATATTATTCGGATCCTTTTTTAAATTTCTTAAGTTTAGGTATATTTTGCATAGTATTTGCAATATTATTTTGTAAATTCTGTTTGACAGGTCTACTAATTTGTTTTAATAATGCAGCCTTCTGTTCGGGTGCCAGTGTAGCTACCTGTTGAGTTATATCCTTAAATTGTGCAATTATCGGCGAATTTACGGGCGAAGAAGACATTATTTTAGTCATCCCTGTAAGTGCTTCACTTAATTGTGGAGTTGTTTTCGCAGCAGATAGGTTAATAAGTGCATCTCTAGCAACTGGAGAGTTAAGTGCCCACTTAGAAAATCTTGTAAGAGCGATTTCAGTGCCTAGGTTTCCGACAGCAGTTAAAGGGCTTGCAATAGCGTGAGGAACTGCATGTAATAATACAGAAAGACCTAGTAAGTTTTGGAAATCTGAGCCACCGGCCTTTTGTGCAATAGTTTGTAAATTACTTGTTGCATCCAGTAGACTACTTAATCCTTGTAAAGACCAAGCTTGCGGCCCTTTTAGAGAGGTTCCTTCTAAACCAAGAGTGGAACTCATATCTTTTATGTGGCTAGCAACTTGCCCCAAATTGATAACACCATCTTTAGTTGCTTCAGCAGCACCCTTACCGATTAGGGCAGATAGAGTTGCATACTTTCCTTCCGTAGATAGAGTATTAAATACTGGGGATATATCCTTTAAAGGCTGGGCTAGTAACGCTTCAGGATTTGGATGTTCCTTCGATAGAATACTAAGCGCATCACCACCAGCCGAAGAATTAAGTGATTCTCTAGCGGCATTAGGGATACCTTGGGCAATTGCCGCTTTTTCTCCTGCCGCTTTTTCTAATCCACCCAAAGGCCCTTTTAAGAAAGGTGTTTTAGCGCCGAATTGTTGTATTGCTTGTAGGGTTGTATTTCCGGTTGCTTCCGGTATACCTACAGCCTTGCCTACATTTAACGCATTTGCTGTATCTACAATTTCGTTTGCTAAAGCATCACCGTTAGAATTTAACATTCTAGCACCACCTTTTGCAGTAGCACTCGCTGCCATACCAGTACCTTTTAGCACACCACCGACTACTGCTCCTTCGGTAGCACCTGTAATTGGATGCTCTGGATCACTTAAAGCACCATAAATAGCACCTTCGGTAGGTAAGGCTAACGCACCTAATCCACCTTCTACTAAAGCACCTCGTGCTGCACCAGCAATTGGCCCACCTAGTAATGCAGGCCCAACAACCTCCCCTACAGAATTCATTATAGGTTTAGAGTAAAGTCCGCTATGTGTATCCACATTTGTACCTTGTTTTACTCGTTGCGCATAGTTTGATTGATTGATAGCATTATCTAGTTTCGATAATTCTATTTCTGCAGGTGTTCTAACCAGTGAAAGAGCAGCACGACCAATCTTACGAATACCTTCTTCAAGGCCTTGTTCGGTGTTTGATAAACCTTTAGTAAACCAGTTAGTATCTGGTGTTGCATTCGACATCGGGCCAAATCCATAAGCAGAAGAACCGTTACCTGTTGCATTCGCTTTTACTAAATCGTTAAAGCCTGGAGCTTTGGCGGCCAAGTCACCCACAATTCCAACCGCGTTTGCGAACTTCTTTATATCCTCGCCTGTAGCATTTGGCGATAGATAAATCTCTTGTGGCTGATATTGTGCTTTAGGTATTGCACTCGAAATAGAATCGAATGAGTTACTTGCTTGCTTAATAGGAACAGCACTCGAAATAGAATCGAATGAGTTATTATCAGTTGATGATGAAAAACTATCAGCCATTCTTAATGCCTTATTCTTAATACGCCGTCCGGGTCAATAAATTGTGTGCCGGGTTTAAGTAATGCTGCCTCTTGTGCTGTTTTAACAATAGGTGTGCTTGGTTGAGCACCGCGTTGTCCTAACGACTCATTTGCCGACGGAGAACTACCTAGTTTACCAATAACTGCTGCTGCGCGGCCACCATTCGGTGTTTGTACTGCGGTATCGGAGGCAATTTCACCACTTGTTTTCGGCTTATATGATGGTGCAATAGGTTGTGCGCCTGGAACAATTTTTGTAAGAAACGCATTATTACTTGCTAATCGTTGCTGGTTGATTGCTAAACTACTATTTAGATACTCATTAGCATAGGTTAAAGAATTTAAGACTTGTTCTTTATTATCTAGAATACTTAATTTACCACCCACAGCATCGTGTGCAAGTTTCATCCTTTCATCAGACGATCCTGACCCTTTCACTCCCGCTGAAGATAAATCTTGCATTTCTACTTCAGTTAAAGATGATCCCAAACGACTCATTAATGTACTACTTAAAGGTAGTTTACCATCGATGATATCTGTACCCAAATACTTTGCTAAGTTTTGTTTCGTGCCAGGATCCATACCAGCAGCACTCACATAGTAAGCACCGCCAGCACCTGCTTGCAACGAGCCATTTTTGATAACAGTTGATAAGAAATTTATATCATCTTTTGTTTGATTAATCCTATCAATCTGTTTAGAAGCGGTAGCAGTCTTTTCAGTTAAAGTTACACCTTCTTTTGCCTGTGCAAGTGATAAGTTTCCTTGATTTACACCCGAATTTATTCTCGCAGTATTAGCATTTTGTTGGTCAGTCGTATTTTGAATAGATCTACGGATAACTTCTGACTGAGTATCTTGGTTCTTTCGAGCTTGTTCTGCAATAGCTAACCCTTTTGAAGAAGCGCCTGCCATTTGTGCTAAATGTGCAGCACCTTCTGGAGTAGTCGCATCAATACCTAGTAATTGTGCTGCGTTCTGATAAGTATTCGCCAAAGCTGTTGCGGTCGGCTTCCCACCGTTTGCCGCAGATGAGCGATTCATCTCGTCGATAATAGCAAACGCTTGGTTGTTTTTGTTATCTAAAATAATGCCTTGCGCTTCAGCACCAGTCTTATTACCACTAGCAATCTTATCTGCAATTTCAGCAGTTGTTTTTGCAAGTTCTAATCTATTCTTCGAAGTATTGTAGCGATAAGCTGCAACATCTTGTGGATTTACATTTGGATTTTGCATCATTTGTCGTGTTGCAGCATCCATAAAATCTTCACTTAGTGGATTTATTGCACCCGTCGGTAAATGCGATTCTGTTGATAAGTGGCTATGTACATCATCCACTGTCGGCACTTTCATTGGTGCTGGTTGCGTTGGAATCATACTTTCTTGAGACGGAGCACCAGCACCACTTCTTTGCATTAAATTATCGCCGACTGGAGTTGCCGACTGTTGTGCAGTAGTATTTTCCGAAACAGGTGCTTGACTTTGTTGTGGTTGTGGTTGCTGTTGAACTTGATTTGATTGATTTGCTTGTGATTGCATCTCCGAAATTGTTTTTCGTTGTGCATCCATCATACCTTTCTTACTAGCCAAGTCAATTGCAGCACTTTGGTTCTGCATATCTCTACCAGCCGCTTCAGAATTAACATTCCCCACTTGTGCTCTTGTTAAGTCAGCATTCGCTTGAGGCGCACCAGCTGCCAAATTGGCTTGTTGAATTGCTGCTGCTGCATTCGACTGTGCTGCTGCTGCTTGTTGTTGATTTACCTCGGAAGGTAGCATCCAGTTTAGTGCTGATACCATATTAGCCTCTTGATTTTTCTAAAGCATTCATTCTTTTATTTAATTCAGCAACTGCCGCTAATGCAAAACTACCTGCTTTCGCCCCATTTATAGTCATTGGAGATGTATTATTTACCATATCTTTTGCAGGTGTTTTCATAACATCTTGGGCAATAATACCACTTTGTCTACCGCTTGGTGCGCCCATTGCTTGTGCTTGTTCGTTGTATTCGTAAGTCTTGGCGTGCATTCCGTTTAAGGAGTCGTTTACATCTTTTGAAGACATTGGTTTAATATCTTCTTTAGTATTCATATCACTAAACCAATCACTTATTGTTGAACCTAAATCACTCAGATTCGAACCTAAACTACCCGATCCACCGCTAAAAGCATTCCAAACACCGTTTGCAGCATTTGCAGCACCCAAATAATTATTAACATTATTACCAGCACCAGCAGCATTACCCTGAGTGATAGCATTAGCATTTGTTTGTCCAATATTTTGGTTAAGTTGTGCTAATTGACCTCCAGTAGCGATGCCGTTATTTGTTTGATCACCTAAAGCATTCGAGCCTGCCTGAATAATAGGGGCTAACTGATTATTTGCACTTAAACCACCCTGATACAAAGTATTACCAATACCGATATCTTGGCCACGCGCTGCTAAAGCATTTTGAGTTGCATTTTGATAGTTCTGAGAAGCTAATCCTGAAGCATAAGATGCAATATCTTTTAATCCCGCACCCGATAAAACACCTCCACGTGCTGCGGCCGAACCTTGAATAGCATTCATACCTTGTTTCATTGTAAATGCCATAGAAGGGTCTAAATATTTATTTACATCTAGTCCGCCCGACTGAATACCTTGCAAGGTACCTATTTGACTATGCCCAGCATTCACATACGGGGCAGTATTCGCCATCATTTGATTACTTGCACCTGCACCGGCTTGAATAGTCGGAACTGTTAGACCGCTTGTTTGTCCATAAATATTATTTACAGCATTTATACCGTTGTTTAATCCAGCAACTGCTGCACTTCCTGCTTGTCCCGGAGATTTTTGATTATTTTGATTTTGTTGGTACTGGCCGTATGCACCAATTCCGTTAACAATCGCATCACCCCACCCACCCGTAGATTGTTGTGCCTGTGTTTGTGGGACTTGCCCACCAGAATTCATGCTGTTCACTGTACCTAATATTGAAAGTGCCATAATCTGTCCTTAAGAAATTTCTACACCAGATGCTTTAGCTACTACTACACCAGCCACATCGGCGATTAATTGAATTGATCCGTTTGATGCCATTGTGACACCTAGAGCGGGATACGGAACCCACGTTTCATTGACAGCAATTGTTTTTTCTTTCACTATTAAATCTACAGTTCCCGGTGTTGACGGGGATGCTGAAATATATACCGAAACAGTTCTATTCACTGTATCCGTATTTGTTAACGAGAATTGTGTGATCCTTGTTGTTGTTCCTGATGGTGCCGTGTAATAGGAAGCAACTGTTGCACCTATAGTAGCGCCTTGAATTAAAGGTTTTGCAGTAAATGCCATTTTATCTTCCTTGTTATATTGATGTTACAGTTTCCCAAGCGGTTGCACCGCCGATTCGTAGCTTATTTAGCGTTGTATCGAAATACATTCCGCCCAGCACATATGCTGGTGCTCCTACAGTAGTTGCTTGTGGTAAATTTATAATAGTTCCAACAGTTAGTACAGGAACAGTGCTACTATTCACCCATCCTGAACCGTTATAAGTAAGTAACTGGTTGGCGGTAGGAGTAGTTATAGTCATATCGCTTAATAAATCGAGGCTGTAATCACCTTCGACTGCAATAATATTTCCTGTTCTACCAAAAACACTTTTCACTACAGAATTATCTATAGCCGCCTGTAATATACCGCTCCAGTTAAAGTCTTCGGGAAATAATTCCTCGATAGGATAATTAGTTGGTGTGAAATTCACTAGCACGTCGTCTAATTGATCCTGCAAATTTTGTTGTATTGCAAACAGTTGTGGCTCGCTCGCCGCTAAAGTATTCGATAATACTAAAGGCAAATAAATATCACTACCCGAAGAGCCACCGGCTCTTTGCCACAATAGTTGAAACCACTTATACCACTCGGTAGCCATATTACCTTGTTGATCGAAAGGTTTTACCCGCTGTGGTGGTGGTGGTAAATTAGCAACAATTGGTGTAGTCATTAGTAACTTCCCGGAGATAAATCAATTGCTGCGCCTGATACAGCCCAGTCAATTGGATCTGTCATAGTCAATTTAAATACACGGTCCCTGCCTTGCCCTAATTGGTTGTAAACCACCCTAGCATTATAATTACCTTGTGCGCCGACTGAGCGATAAACAGGATTACTCCATGTATTGCCGCCATCATTACTCCACTCAAGCATAACTTGTGGTTGTAGAAAATCGGGGTTACCCATACCTGTCTTAAAATCGAATTGTAACCGATTATAGATTATACGCTTACCATCATTTGAAATATGTGGTGCAATTCTTTGCCTAGTGATCGGATCTGCGTTTTCACCATCTGTAAAACTATTCTGGTCTAAGTATAAAATATCCCCGTTAAGGTAATCTGTAATAATATGTTTGTTAAGATAGAATGCATGACTATTTGCACGATTACGGCTAAATTGGCCCGTAATCGTATCAGTCCATACACGTTCGTGCCATGTCGGGGTTTGTAGCATATCGCTTGTAGTGACATCATAAACCCAGGTTGAGTTTACACCTGGGACATTTAATGCATAAAACATATGCCCATCCTGCATATAGGAGTATGCAGTCGATTTATAAATGTCTTCCGCCTTTAGATTACTCCAAGTCTGCTCAATTGCAAAAGTGCTTGCTCGTTGTGCACCATACCCGTTCGAGACTGCAATATAAGGTCCGCCACGATCATCTTGCGCCATCCACATTAGTCTATTCGAATTAATTTTTACTAAACTACTAGGAGAAGCACAACCTGTTTCTACTAGAACACCTGGGCGTCTTGCAAAAACAGTAGTTCCTTGTCCTGCATCATACCATAACTCGGTAGTCTTCTCACCGAATAACCATAAATCTTCGTTATTATTGATAAGAGCAATTAGTTTATCGGGATTCGATTCTGCGGATGCAAAATTTAATCCGTCCACATTAGTCGAGTATAAATCTGTCCAATAGAATTGATTTGTATTGAAGTTTGGAAATACTACATATCCGTCAAAAAAGGTACACCCGCTCGGAGAAACCCCTGCGATAGCCGTAAAAGCTGCTGTATCGAAATTGTAAGTCCATCCTTGTCCCGCTGTAGTAGTGATAAACAAATCAATACCGTTATCGCACATAAAAACTTCTTCATTATAAGCATCCACATCCCCTAAAGAACCCGACATACTCCACCCTGCGTCTGAGCCGTCCACACCTTCTATACTTCTAAGAGTGCTTTCAGCGACATAAAATAGAGTACCATTCGATGCCAAATATAAAGCTTTACCTGGTTCTGCCCCACCTTCACCCGAAGTTCCGGCCAACAACCAAGTAGTTCCTGCCGTTCTGGTCAATTGTGCTATTTCTGCATTTTTACCCAAATGTGATTCGTCCACTTCAGGATACATGTTAATAGTGCGTTGGCTATCATACCTATTATTTCGTAATAAGTAGCTACCACCCACGAATCCTTTAAATCTTGCCATAATTATCTTACCTGGTCATCACCGACCCAATACTTACCACCCTGTGTACCTTGGATGGCTGAATCGTAATCGAGTCTATCAATACTTTGATTGTTTTGTGCTATAATATTCTTTGATTTGTATGCTTGCATAGATACTGCTTGACTTGCTTCTAAACCGTATTCAGGTGCTAATAAACAAGCCAAATTGAATCGTAAAGCTTGTCTATATGCTGGAGGTAAATTCTCCGGAGTATCTAAAGTGATGCCGGGGTCAAGAGTTTGATTAAATAATAGATGTAATTCAGCATCAGCAACTTGTGGGAAAGGCCACAAATATAAAGTTGCTACCGGCCAATCACCATTCATATAGATAAATCTTGGGTAGTTTGATGCACTTGATTTTGAGCGCACATCGGCCCACTCAGTAGGTGATAGAATAGCCATCGGTAAGTCTACCGGTTGTGCTGTTGAGGCATTTTGACGAAGAAATGCAGTATCTATTTCGGAAGGCCTAACAGGAACATCTATATCACCACCAGGCCCTATCGTCCAAGTTTGTTGGGGTAGAGTAATCGGTAGTTCGTGAAAACTTGTTGTGTAAATCATTAAATCATCTGCATTCCAACTATCTATCATTTCTTGTAGTGTGAAAAGTGCATTTGAGGATTGATACGATGAAGGTGGTTCGCCATCACCGATGATACCGATAAGTCGTAAAGCACCAGCAATTAAATCTCGGTACGTCGTAGCCATAAGTTGACTCCTTTTGATAATGTATTTATCTCATAAGAAAAGGGACCTAAGTCCCCATTCCTACTATTGATTACTTCTTAGCCTTGTACGCGCACAACCAAAGTTGGGCGAACAATTTGCCAACCGTACAATACGTCTAAACGAGTTACTTGTTCATCTGTTTCAGCATTGTATTGCTTAACTAAACGCACAGAAATACCACTTTCTGGATCTGTTGCTACAGAAGCATCAGCACCTGACAAATCACTTGTCAACTGACAGAAAGCAACCATATAAGCATTTTTGTGCCAAGCATAGTTCACGTCTGTAGTAACATTTGCACCACCGATCCATGTAACAGTAGCGCCATCAGCAGCAACGGCAGAAACTGTTTGATTTGGAGCAGTAACATTGATTGCTGGGCTAACTGTAACAGTCATTGCACCACCGGCTGCGCCAGTTGCTAATGCTTGAACAGTGAATACTTGCAATTTGTTAGTTTTAGTACGAGTCAATGGATTGATAGAAAATACACCACCAATTGTGAATTGATCGCCTTGAGTTGCTGTTACCGAAGCGCCTGTACCTTTTAACAAAAGTGACGAACCAGATTGTGCACCGTCTATCAAAGGTGTAATATTAGTACGAGTACCAGTTGTGAAACTAGCCATACATTGTGATACACACCATTGGAAACCTGAAGCGATACCCATTAAACCACGCTTGTATTGATCAGCGATCTGTGTTGAATCTTGGAACAGACCTTTCAAACCGTCAACAACACCGGCATTAGCAGATGGTGACAACGAAACATAACGCTGGTCATCTCTAGGTGCTGCTTGCTCATCTAAACGAGCGCCTGCATCTAAGAATGGTCGAAGTGTTGCCAAATCAGCACCAGTAAATGCTGCTGGTGTACCTGATGTGTAAGCACCTGGAGTTACTAAGTTATTTGATTTATAAAACAATGCAAAACCGTCTTGGTCGATATCTGAAGCCAATTGTGCCATCGCTGGAGCAATAAAGCGGCTTGAGAAATCATCAATAGACAAAGTACGATCTTTAGAACTAAAGCCCATACCGATGTTACGCTGAATCAATTGGATGTTTGTGTTTGTCTCTGCAGAGTTCTGTTTATTCACTGCTGCGCCTGTTGCTGATACATATCGAACTGGGATACGAACGCGGATAGTATCACCTGCTTTCATACCTGTCTGACCGAAAAGGTCATCGACTGGGCGAAGCGAACGCGATGCTAAGATAAAGTTGTTGCGTAATACTGCCAATGCTTCATTTGTGATGATGTCATCGGTTAAAAGTGTGTTTGATGCAATTGCCATAATGTCAATCTCCGTGATGGATTAATTTATTTTTTCTTTCTATTTTGCTCACGCCATATTTGGTAATCTCCAAACGAAGTCACTCCTTGTGACATATCTTTCGGGGTTACTGTCTTACCTTTCGGTAAAGACTTAGATGGTGCGGGCGCCTTTGTTATTGTGGGCTTAGTAGATGTGCTAGACTCGTCGTCAGTTTCATATTTAGAATCTAATCTAGATAGGTACGCAACTTGTTTAACAGTAGTCATTGATTTGAAACGCGACAATTTATCGTCATCTTCCGCTAGTTCGAATAGTAAATCTGGGCCGTTATCACTTTCTAATAAGTATTGTAATGCTTCTTTCGAAGCAGCCTTATTAATAAAACCTTTCATGAAATCTGCATCAACCAATTGATCGTATCCTTCGACACGGTCTTTCGTTGCTTTCTCTTTAGTATCCCAAGAATCCACAACTACTTTTTGTTTCGATGTTGCTTCACTGATCCGTTTAACTTGATCACGATCGAATTCTTTCTTCTCTAACTTCCAATCTACAAGTGCTTCCTGATAGTCACCATATGTATTGAAATTATCAACACTAGGTTTCTGCACAGGGAATGTATCACCTGTAAAGCCTTGTTCAGGCTCTGTGTTTCGTGTAGTGCCTTTATCAGCTTCAAGTGCTGCTAAACGACTTTCTAGTTCACTTGCTTTACGACGGGCTTCATCTCGCTCGCCAGTAAGTTCACTAAACCTTCGTTCTAACCCACTCTTTGAAGACTTCTTCTGGTCACCTTCATCTGTTTCTACTGTAGCATCATTTGATTTAGAGTTATCTCTCTTTGCTTGGGATGCCGGGGCCTGAGCGTTATTTTCTGTTAGTTTAGTAACAGCAGCGTTGTATTCATCACTACCTGGAGATAGTTTTCTGATTTCTGGATCCTTAACCATAGCATTTGCCACATCTATACTATTATTCGAATCTGAATCAATCACGTTTTCTGACATAAGTTTCCTTAAGGATTTAACCCGCTCATTGTAACGAACGGTAGTTTTATAGACTTATTTATCTTCTTGAATATTGTCTCTATGTTCTATATATTCTTTACGCCATTTCCATATAGTATAACCAATACTAACGACTACTGAAACGAATGTTAAAACTAAAATTACGGTAGGTAATGCAGCAATAAATGCATTCCAAATTACTATTGCTGTTGGTACAGTTGCAAATTTGAGGGTCGATAGTATTGTGCTTTTATCCATGATATTTAAGAAGTGACATAAGTTTCTATTATTAATTATTCTATATTTATTAAGCGTCGACCGCACCTTCAAATTCGGGTAGTTGTTTTAGTGCATCATACATTTCTTGCATTGATCCACCGCCAGTTTTTGCAATACTAATTGATAAAGCCCCGATTGGCGATAATCCGTCTATCCGTGCTTGTGTATTATTATAAACAGATAAATTCATCCGAATAAGATTTTTATTTCCAGTAAATTCAGTAATGTGTGTATAAGCTTCAGTTGCAGTAAAGCCGAAGTTTGTTTCATAATTAAATTGAAGTGCCATAATAATCCTTTAATATCCTACTTTTGTCATTCTTACATTAGCAACCCAACTAATATTAGTAGCTGCTACTCCAGTCACTTTAATTGCTGGTCGACCATTTGTTGTATCTGCTGTTACTGCAACAGCCCACCCACCGGATGTTGCACCGGATGTTGCAAACATAGGAACAGTTAATCCAGTTGGTGTTCCAACTAACGCAGTATTTGCCGCTGCTGCACCACGCTGAATTAAGAATTGTGTCGACCACATTGCACAATCCACAGCACCGTTCTTAGTTTGTGCAACAATATCTACCGTAAACGCATACGATGCATTATTTGCTAACGCCATATATACGCCTGGATTTGTAGCAATTATACCTTGACTTGACTGTAATTCGGATGGTGTTGCATTAGTTGTATAAGAATGTAAAGGAACAGTTGATGTGTGAATATCACCTGCTGCTGCAAAACCAGCATTACATAAATTAATTTCACCATTAAAATCTATAGTCGAATAACTTCCGATGGCGATAGCACCATTTTGTGAATTATCATTCGATTGTGAACCGATTACAACTGTTCTATTTGCGGCAGCTTGAGTCGAATAGCCCATACCAATCGATTGTAAACCGCCCGTAGAACAATTATATCCAACGGCGACGGTGTTTGAATTAGTACACGAACTTGCACCGCCAATACATACTGCATTTAATCCAACACCAACTCCGGCACCGATTGTAACCGAATTATTACCGGGTGGCGCACTAGACGCGAAGTTTCCTAAAACCACTGCACCGAGAGCTGGCGTACCACCTATAGCCCATGATGTTGTTGCCCCAATCCCTGCAGCATATCCTTGTCCACTTGGCATCATTATTAAATTATAACTTCCCGAGATATTTAATAATCCGGTCGATACTGAATTACCACCATCAGCGCTGACACCAATAATAATATTATTATAACAATCAATATTCGAACTAGGTGTATTTAAGGTAATTCCACTTCCTAAAACCATATTATTTGCAGCACCAAGCGTATTACCTTTCTTACTTGTTATTTGTGTTGGCGCCCATCCAACATAAGGTGCAGTACCGAAATTAAGAACATAATTCGGCCCCGAATAAGAGTTTATCCCATCTAATTGTGATCGAAATCCCGGAAACATTAATAATCTCCGCCCTGTGCTAATGCATTTACTACTTTTGCAGTGGTAATAGTTACTAACATTGCACCAACTAAAGACCATCCACTAGGAACATTTAACACTTTATTTCCAAAAGGATCAAATTGTAGACCCACAAAATATGGATTTCTAAAAGCATCGATTGGCGGGGTCGCTAGTGATGCATTACCTGATGCTGCTGGAATATTAATAACACACAATTGATAATATGTTGTTCCGTCATATAAAGATAATGCCATATTCATCGCAGCAGTATCAGTTGAATGAAAAGTTAAAGATGTAACTTGTGAGCCGTTCGCACCACCTGCAACAATTACAGTTTTCGTTGTAGTAGTAGCTGGTAAGAACTGATATGCCCATGATTGTATTTTTTGTGCATAGATTGGTGTTGATGTAGTTGCCATAAAATTCCTTAATTAAAATGCAAATAATGCTGCTGTAAATGTATCAACCGATGACCCACCTGCGGAAGGTGTAGACCAAGTAGGTACACCACCGGTAACTGTTAAAACTTGACCAGTTGTTCCAATTGATCTTTTTGATAATGTATTCGATGCTGAAGAATATAATATATCACCGGTTGTATAAGTTGTTTGATTTGTTCCACCGTGTGTTTCATTGCATGTTGCGCCAGCGGTTACTCTACCTTTCGCATCAGTTGTTACTTGGCCGTATGTTCCTGCTGTTCCAACACTTGTTAATGTGGTTGCAAAACTTCCTGTTCCTGTTCCTGTAACATCACCTGTTAAAGTAATTGTTTGATCACCTGTATTCGTACCACTCAAGTTTGATCCAGTTACTGTACCAGTAGAAGCGACTGAAGAAGGAGTAATTGCTCCTAGAGTTAAAGTAATTGCTGGTGTCGTTGTTGCTGTCGCAACAGAACCGCTCACACCATTTGCTGTTACTACTGTAACTGAAGTGACCGAACCCACACCTGGAGTAAATCCTAAAGCAGTTGTAACATCGCTTGAAGTAAGTGTAACTGCGCCTGTTCTTGTATTAAAACTACTTACGCCACTTGTACTACCGTT